GTTCGGTATTAGCGTCCCAGGTAAGCGTGGTCAGGCCGGTGGTATCCGTGAACCGTGCAGTCAGGTTGGCAGGCTGTGCAGGCGGCACATCGTCCAGCAACTGACCCATCTGGATCGTCTGGCCCCGACCAAGGTATCCGAGATTACTCAGCGGGGTGACGGTGTAGTACCCGTGACCGTAGTCCTCAATGCTGTTCGCAGAGTACTCATGCGTCCAGCTTCGGGCATTGCCGTCCAGTTGAGCCAGCAGGGTAGACTCTCCACCGGCAGTCGAACTGTAGGTGACCTGGATGAAGGCGCATGTGTCCAGAATCCCTGACGGCCCGATGTCCCAGGTCAGGTTCGATGTCGATACAGGTTGCTTATCCACAAAGGACAGTCCTGCATACCCCTTCAGATTGAATGTGTACAGTTCAGTCGTGTCGCTAGGTGATGCGCCGAATGACGGATTCCAGACAGGGAAGTCGCCCCAATCCGTTCCGTACAACGCATCGTCATACCGCACCAGGGCAAGTTCAGCTTGCAGGTTTCTGGTCGGGTTGATGGCAATGATCAGGTACGGGTCCGTGACCTTATCGTCAGCAGTCGCCTTCTTCTGCCCGATCACCACGACTTCGCCCTGGGTAGTGATTGTGGCCGATGCCATGTCGAAGTAATCCGTCCCGATGGCAGTGACGTTGCCGGTGACAATCGTGCCGTCCATCTTCCGCAGGGTGAATCCCCACGGTTGCGGGAACGAACCCAACTGCTGGTCTACGAACACCCTGGTGGTCGAACTGTTCTGACTGACGATGCAGGCCGTCCCGCCAAACAAGGGAACGTCATGCTGGATGTGAACCATGTCGCCGCGCTGCACGACCAGGTTCTCAAGGTCGCAGAATAGCGTGAACTGCTCAGACCGCAGGAACCCCTGCGCCAGCATGTACAGTGCGTACCACGATGCCTGATGCCAGTTGGTTATGCCGTAGGTCTGGAGAGTCTCGTAGACGGTCGAGTTGTTAACGTCATACCCAGGCCGGTAGACAGTCTGAGTGCCGGTCTGATAGCCCAGTTCCGGCGCAGTGAACTCGACATGCAGTGCGTGAGGTATGTCCTGGTATGCCCTGTATCCGCTGAACCCCCACGAATTCTGCGGAGTGAACAGTTGCCGTGGAGTGGTCTTGACCTCATCGAACAGGATGGAGTACTTGCCTTCCTGGTTCATGATCAACTGACAACGAGCCATCGACAGGATGGACTGCACCGTCTCCATGATCGGGGAGTCGGTCGCCATCAGGATGTTGCATGCGTACCGTGGCCTGGTCAGGGTCTGAGCATTGACATCCACATACGTTACCTGCTCATCGCACAGCGCACCCAACCGTTCAAAGGTCGGGAAGTCGATCTGCTCGTCCTTAATCCAGCCGCCATCGAACGTGTAACTGGTCGGGAAGTCCTGGTGGTTCTGGATGCTGTAGCCGGTCAGGACATCCAGCACTACCCAGGCCGGATTGGACGTTATGATCGGTGCTTGCCACCCACCGTTGTATGGTCGTACCTCGCCACGCGCAATCGCCGACAGTTGCTGGACGTTACCGGAGATATTCTCTCCCGCCTCAAACTGCAACTCCATCAGAGTGTGCTGCTTCTTCAGGTTCAGGATCGACTTCGGATCATTGTCGAGTGATGCACCACGCGAATTCAGCTTTATCCAGTTACAGGAATTTACCGTTTGCGGGTCGGTGGGTTCTGCGGTATTGCGGACAATGCGGATGTCGAACTTGCCTGCCGTTGGGAACGGTATGACAATGCTCACTACACCTGTGTGTGCCTTGTTGCCAGTGACCGTGAAATATCCGCTGGAGGTGTTGCCTATGCCTGGGTATGGATTCGGAGGCAAGATCGGCCCAACCGGATTAACTGCCCGTAGCACATTCTGCGGATTAACCGGCTGATACTTCAGGGCATACCGCGCCATCCGGTACTGCCAATCACCTTCCTTCCAAACCGCACCAACCCACAGCAGTTCGCCACGGTACACATCAGCCGATGCATGAGCGACCGCATACGGTGACCCGTTCACCATAGCGTTCATCGCAGCACCGTGCGAGACATAGGTTCCCGTGTATGGGTACTTCCTGCGCTCGACCTGTTCGATGTACGTTTCCTGACCGGCCACAACACTGTAACGCGGCAACCCGCTGGATGGGGCAGGAGGCAGTGGTAGTGGATTCCCTGTAGCCGGTGGCGTAACCAGAGTCATATCAATTCGCCAGATCGGAGAATTGATGGACATCGAATCGTAGGGTCGCGCACTGGCATCGTTGCGTGACCGGAAGTTGAACGCATCCATCTTCAGATACGCCCGACCCTTATAGTTTGCTGAGTGGACTACCGTGAACTCGTAGGTGCGCCCCGCGACAATCGTTGTGATGCCGCCGCTGATGGATGCTCCGGTGGATATACTGCCGGTGTCAGGGTTGTACAGTGTGTATGCTGCCGTGCCTGCCGGTATCGCATACGCAGGTCCGCGAAAGTCCACCAGCACCTTTTGCACCGTGGCATTGTTGACTGCGAACTGCGTGGTGACCGTTACGTCCGCATCAATGGTGGAGATGTTTCCAGGGTTGCTTCCGGCGGCTAGTGCTACGGGGAACACCGAGTACGGATGCCCAAACATAATGGACAAATGCTCTCCACCATATCCACGGGTTTCCTGCGAAGGTTGCAACCACAGTGAATCACCGACAGGTCGCCACGATAACGTGAATGACACGCTGGAGTAGCTTTCCTTGCCCTTCTTGTCCAGATGCACGATGCCGGATGGGAATGCCAGTTCGACAACAGCCGCAACGCACCCTTCAGCAGTCGTGGAGATGCGGGTATCACCGGCCCCGTCCAACCCTAGCGATAGTGCCTGGTAGCTGATGGGGTAATTGATCAGGGTCAGGTCTACTGGGCCATTGATCGTTTCCGGTACACGCTTCAGTGTGCGCGACTGACCGTTCAGAATCTCAATCGCAGTGTCACCGACCTGAAGTTGCGACAGGGTCACCCCACCCAAACCGAAGTCATACACAGCAGTGAAGATTGAACTCTCACCGGCAGTGAAGACATCCACACCGGATGCGAGATTCGCCACCATCTTGTGCGTACCGTAGACGATGGGAATCAGTTCGTAGAACCTGGCGCGGTTCTCCTGACCGGACAGGAAGTAGCTATTGCCCTGCGCTGAACCTGATTGGGATAAGTCTTGGGTGGGTGGAGGGATCAGGGCATTGATTGCGAGTGCGCCGACAATGGTGATGCCTGCGGTGATGCCTGCGCCTACTGCTACTGCCGTTGAACCTGTATACCCCAATGCTCCAGCCGCCGCAGGACCGGCATATGCAGCGAACACTGCAACCGCAATAATGGCAACCAACCGCAGGATGGTCTTTCCAGTATTGCCGCCCTGCTGGGTAACGAACACCGTCAGGATATCGTCCTCGCGCACCAGCAGGATGTCCCACTGATCTCTGGCAAGTTCAATTCCGTTGAGAGTGATGACCACCTGATCCCAGATCAGGAACGGGACATGCGCCGACAACAGGATGTCCGAGATGGTCTGACCAGGCAGCACCGACACATGCGCCACAGTTTCCGAGAATGGGGTGGTTATCAGTTTGTTGTCCAACGGTATGCCCCAATCAATCTTCGGTTCCACGTTATCGAACTGAGCCGTTCTATGCAGCTATCTGTGTTCTGGAAAGCATGCAGGAAATCATCGTTGCCCAGGTACACCCCAGTGTGCAGGGGCAGGCCAAGGATTGAGAACAGGAGCATGTCACCACGCTTCAACACACTGATTTGCTTCCACTTCCCGATGTTTTCCCTGATGACCTCTGAGACGCTTTTGCGGTCAGACGGACTGACATACTCTTCCGTGTAGGACGGCACGACAATGCCCAATTCACGCTCGTAAAAAAGCTTCACCAGACCCCAGCAGTCTACACCATTCACTGACCGACCCTTGGCTACATAGGGCAGACCAATGTACTCCGTTACACTCACCTCAACCCCCAGAACAGTCCTGGGAATTCCGACTGATTGTAATTGGCAACGCAGGTCTTTCTGGCAAAGATGCTGGAACTGGTCAGCTTGAACGTGACCGACATCGCGGTGTAGGTCGCACTGTCAACCTCCATGAAGTCGATGGTCTTCTCAATCGTGTTCGGTGCGTCACTGATGATCAGGTCGAACCGAATCTTTGGATGCTCACCTGGAGGGTACTCGCGCACCAGTTCCATCAGTTCCCTGCCCACGTTGGGGAAGACCAGATCAAGGGTACTGATCCTCTGACCATCGTCAGGCGGCAATACAATCTCAAACGGGAAGGCAGTGTAGACGTTGCCGTTGCTGGTGATGTCTTCCAGGTTGGCGCATGCCCGTAGTTCAATGCCACCCACAGGGTCGCTGAACGTCAGCAACCAGATCAGGGCATCATCGACCTGGGGGGTATTGACTACGCGCACCAACGTCATGGCTGGAACCAACTCGCATTGTAAAGTTCACAGGAAACCGTGAATGACTTGTTGTCCGCGCCATCCCATGAGAATGCCGGAGGTTTCATGAACTGGAATATCTCAGTTTGGCCCAATGGGTTAACAACGTATGTTGGTATTGATCCCTGTCGGCAGTTCGTAAAGAACCAGGTCACGAAGTCATCGTACAGTTCAGCCTTCAGGGTAACGGATGCCGCTACCACTCTCGACCGTCCGGTGAACCTGCGCCGGGTGTGAACCGCACCGGAGTCCATCTCAGTACGCAGGACAACGTCAACGTCCCGTTCCTGCCATGATTTCCAGCACCCGCTGAGTGTTGGTGGTCGTTGGGCAATTTCCATGTTACGCCGCCCTCCTTTCTCTTGCGCGCCTTTCACGTTGCGCTTCTGACATTCGTTGTCGCGCTTCCGCACTCAACGCTCTACCAAGCTTAGCCTCTGATATTCTCTTTCTGGATTCTTCAGTAAGTTTGCACCCCAATCTATTACCCGGTAGCCCTCGTTTTGCATCTGACATTTTCTTTTTGGATTCTTCTGAATGCACCCAGCCACCCTTTGTCGGCTTACCACATTTTGCCTCTGATATTTTCAGCTTGGTTTCCATAGAGTGTGTAGCCCCTGCCCTTGGATGCTTTACCTGAAATTGCTTTAGTGCTGCAGCTGATAATTTAGCGCGCGTCTCTGGAGAATGAGTTTTGCCCTTCATGCCACTGACTCTGCCGCGAAGTGACGCTGATAGTTTAGCGCGCGTCTCTGGAGAATGAGTTTTGCCGAGGTTTGCAACACGCAATTGCTGTTTTCGCAAAGGAGTGCAAGGCTTACCTATTGCAGCTTGAGACAATTTTTCTCGCGTTTCAACGGTCACTTCCATTCCAACCCGAAGGCATGCAAACTTACCACGATTTGCAGCATAGTGCTTCCTTGCACGCTGTCCTTTGTACCGCTTCTGCGTAACCAACATCCATAATGCATATATCTGTGTGGCTGGATAAATCCGCGCCAACAGCACATGAGCAAAGAAGTGATCCTCAGCAGACAGGTCGATCAGGTTCTCAGGCGAGTTATCGCCGCCTTCAGCCTTCGGCAATATGTGATGCCGCTCTGTGTACCCTTCTGGCGTACAGCCGCGCCGGTCGGCGATAAACTCATTGTAGATTCTCTGATAGTCCATAATTAAAACGCCCGTCGCGAGAGGCCAAACGAACTCTTCATCGACTTATCCAGACCACCGTTGTTGATTGCGGCATTCACTCGAGATTCGATAAACAGTTCTATGTTGAAGCTGCCGTCACTGTTCTGCGAAGTCTCCGTGCTGACCGCGACCGGGGCATTGTTGTAGACGTTGATCTTGACCGGCGTAGCACCCGCACCCTGGCCCCTGCCGTAGGTCGGTGATTGCAGCACACCAACGGTATGCCCTGTTCCCTCGTCACCACCGGCACGAAGGAACCCACCACCAGTTGCACCGGAACCTGCCGACACACCCGTACCGAGGATAGCCTCAAAGAACTTCAGGAAGATGGAGTTCAGGACGATCTTCGCCATCGTCTCCAGAATGCTGATTGCGAACTGCTTGAACGCGAACTCACCCTTGGCAAGTCCTTCGACCAGGGTGGTGGTGAAATCCTTCACGAACCCGTCTGCTGCCGTCTTGATCTGCTCCAGCATCGAAACGATCTTGTCCTTGCTCTGGTCTGCTGCATCCTGAATGTCCAGCAGCATCTTCTTGTAGCTCTCTCCGACTTCTTTCTTCAGCAATCCTGCTTCGATTGCAACATCGATCTCAGTCATCTTCCGCAGGATCGAATTCATTGGGTCAAGAGAATCTTTCAGGGATATGCCATAATCGACCCAATCCTGTTTCGCCCTACGGACTGCCTCTGCGGCATCTTCTGTTGCTTTCTTTGAACCGTCCATGATGGCGTTGTATTCTTCAAACTGGCTCCAGCTTATCTGACCAGTAGATGCCAACTGCCATAGGTCTTCCTGGGCAAGCTTCAGTTCACGCAACGGGTCAAGCGTGTTGAGTACGGCATCCCTGAGATTCTCCAGGTCTTGCGTCCTCTTCTTGGCAGCAGACTCAGCCTCCTCGTTGGTTATTTTCTGGGCAGCAAGTAACTCCAAGGCTTTCCGTGATGCTTCTGCTTTGTCAGCAATGTTTGTCAGACCTTGAGCAAACTTCAGGGAAAACTCTGCTGCTTTACCAAATGCTGTTTCAGCCAGTGCCGTGAAGTCACTGATTGGTTCTTCAGCATTTGCAAATCCCAGTTCTGGGATAGCTACCGATATACCGCCAGGTTTCAACTTGGCGATTGCTGCCGTCATCCTGTTGATTTGTCTGATGACACCATTGACACCAGACGTTGCGAAGTCCTGTATCCCCGTCCACATCTGCTTGAACCCGACTTCCATGTCGGCCATCACACTCAGGAATATTCCCTTCATCTCGTAGAACCAACGTGGAACCTCATTGAGCAGCAGGTTCTTCAGTTCATCCCAACGTGCGATCAATATCAGCAGGGCAGCAGTAGCAACCGATACGAACGCAAGGATCGGATTCCTCATGACCAACCCTTGAAGAGCAACAGACAGCGCACCGATTGCTGGCATCAAAGCAAACAGGATGGCCGAGGACATGCCTTCTATGCCACTGACAGTTGTCTTTATGGACAACCACAGGACACTGAAGTCATCCGACATGGATTCAATTCCAGTGGCAAGCTTACCTAGTGCCTCACTGGCAGCACTAACCGTTGCCTTGACCGCATCACCGAATCCCGTGCCGACAGCGATTGAAGCGAACGCTTGCGTCAGTCGCAACTTGAATACGTTCAGTTCCTGGTCAAGCGTGAAGACCAACTTGCCGAATTGGTCATTGATCTTGTCGAAGTTCCGCAGCAGTGAGTTGACCAGGATGTCGGCAGTCAGCTTTCCTTCACGACCCATCTGCTTCACATCACCACGGGTTATCTGTGCGTTCTTGTGTACCGTGTTCCACTCGTCTGCAATCAACTGGGTCAGCAGTGGCAACCGTTCCATGATGGACCGGAGTTCGTCACCTTGCAGCTTGCCTGTCGCCAGACCCTGAGAGAACTGCACCAGTGCGGCGTTGGTGTTCGCCATCGATGTGCCAGATATGCGGCCCAGCTTGATGAACGAATTCGCCACTGCATCGATCTGCTCATTGGATGCGCCGAATGCGTTCATGCCAATGGTCAGTCGCTGGAAGGTGGATGCGGTATCTTCCAGACCAGAACCCGTGTCCTCAATCGTGCGGAACACCCGTTCCGTCATGTCGGCGGCACGATCAGCAGAACCTGTCAGTGCCTGAAACGATCCCGTCAGCAGTTCCAGTTGGTCAGCAGCATTCACCAGACCCTGGATGCCCCGTGCGGCCGCGAATACGCCAAACGTGCTGACTGCGGCTTGCCTGAGTCGGGCAAAACCAGTGGCTATGCTGGACGTTGTCTCGTTCAGTTTCTTCAACTGCCGTTCGGCCTGTGTGCCGTCAACGGTCAGTCGGTAGAGTCTCTCAAACGCTTGCGTTGCCATTATCGTACGATCCTCAATCTGCGGTATCCCGTGTTACGCCGCGAACGGATCACGACCACCGGAGTACCGTGCTTATAGATTTCACCAGAGTTCTGGAACATCTTGGTGAACATGGCAGCAATGATGTAGTTCTTGGTCACCCGACTGCGCTTCGTGGTGTTGATGCCCTTCGCCATGAACCCACGACCACGACTGCGGCCTGGTCCTGACAGTGGCACACCGGCATCCTTACGAGCCGCCCACATGTTGAACATGCCCATCAGCTTGACGTTCGGTTTGGGACGCAGGATCAGGTACGCACCAGGCGGCAGTTCGA